CCTTTTGTAGGTCGTCGCTTTGAAGGTGTGCCCGGGCCGCTTCGATTTGTGCCGCTTCCGCTTTTCGCACCGCGTCGAATACGTCGCGGATTGCGTCGCGTTGTGGGCCGCGGGTAAAATTTACGATTGCATCCTGCAAAGCCTCCACCGCGCGGTCTATCGCGTCGCCGTCCAGCGACCTGGCGAACGCGATTTCATCGACGCCCGCCCGGTCGGCTTGTGATTCGCATAAAATCCAGAGCAAACTGGCCAACTTTGATAAATCATTGGCCACCGCAATTAAGGCGCCGCTTTGGATGTCGTTAAAATCAACGCCGATAGTGTCTTGGATTTCGCGCGCGTTGCCTAACGTAAACCGCAACATCCACGGCCGGCCGTCGGCGTCTTTAAACGTCGGCGTCTTTTTCTTTGTCTCCATTGGGTTTAGCTTTCTTGGGTTTGGTGGTGGTGGTGGTTTCCCCGAATGCTTCCAAAACATGTTCGCGGACAAAGGTTATATATTGACTGTTGGAACTTTTCGCGCCGTCAATCAAGTATTTTTTAGCGTCGGCTTGGTTCATGGTGTGCCCTTTAATTATGAAACGGTGGCGCGTGTAAATCCGTTGTCGCTGTTGGCGTGGCGGCGGGCCTCGATGTCGTAAGACGCTACGCCGCCCTGGTCAGCGGTTACGCCGCCAAACAAAGCGCATTCCATGTGAAAATACTTCACGCCACTGGTGGCGATATCTCCACGGGATACGGCCAAGTGGACCAAGGTTGCGTCGGTGAGCGTGGCGTCAATCAACGCTTCCACGTTGGTATCGCCGGTGTCTTCCATGAGGGAAAAAGAAAAACTTGGGTCCCCTTTTCCCTGAAGGTGTCCGGTCTCAATTCCGCGTTCATTCACGGCGATATCCGTGGGCGCAAAATCCACGCTGATAGAGTCGGCCGCGGCAACGTGCGACCACGTTGGACTTGCATAGGTTCCGCTTGATCGGTAGTAAAGTTTGTAGTCGTCGCCTAGTTGGTAGGTTTTGGCCATGTGTTTGGTTTCCTTTTATAAATCGGTTTCCGCCGTGGCGGTGTGGAAAACTTCGAGCGCCCGCGTGTAAGCGGGGGTGTCTCTAGAGGCAAACGGGCGGGGTAAATAGGTGGCCATCACTCTTTTGCCGCTTGGCAGAGTTTGGACGCGCGTTCCGCCTTCGTTCAGTAGTTGCGGCGTGGTAACACCGGCGGCGGAAAAGGCCGTGGGGCCAATCACCACCGAATCAAACCCGGCGCCCACCCCGCCACCGGCGAATCCAAAAACGACCGTGTTGTAAATTTGCCCTTCGCGCTTTAGTGGTGGGCGTGGCGGTTTCGATGCGCCTTTTCGCTTCGTCCATTTGCGGTTTAATTCGGTCCGCATGACCGTCCGACCCATATTCCCAGTTCGGGCTAAAATGCGTTCTTTCTTTTTGTTTACCCGCCGCATAACGCCCGGCCGGTCAAAGAACATGTTAAAGTCGACGTGGAACCCGTCGCGGCGGATGTGGCCCACGTTTTTATTGATGCTTAAACTGGCGGCCATTACAAAACCCCCAAGTAAGTAACACCCAACACGGAAAAAAACCGGTCTTGGGTTCGCAATTTGTCGGGATCATATTTCGTAATTGTTTGTGTTTGCTGCCATGCGTAGCCCGCTTGGCTTTTAAAACGAATCGCCCCGCGTAGGTCGGCCATGAAATCGCCCATAGTTCGGCGGGTGACACCGTCCGCGGATAACCAACGCGACACAAACACATTGACCACGGGCGAAACCTGGACGCTTCCCCGGTCAATTCTTTCTTCGGTGTCTTCAACCGGGACCACAAAAACCAATGTCCCCGGGTGGGGTTCCCCCGCGCCGTCAAAATTGATTTCCGCGGCCGGGTCGTCCGGGCTAATCGCCGAAAAACCGAACTGCAAATCTTGGGCGCTAAGGTGGTCGGCCAAAGCGTCGGCGATAGTTTGGCCAGCGTCAGCCATTGACCACCCCCCGCGACTTTGCCGAAACGCGAATCATTGAACGATAGCCGTTCGACCATTCGAACGGGTTGCCGGTAATCGCGTTGGGCAAAATTTTAAACTCGACCTGGCTGCCGGAAATAAACGCGGTCCACGTATCCTTTTCCCGGGGCGTTATTTGTTCGCCGTTTAAAAAAAGGTCTTTGGGATCAAATAACCACTCGGAATCTAAATCGATGGCCGGTAGTCCGTCCATATCGTCGCCCACATAACCAGTTCGGCCGGGAATTCCGACCGCTTCCACTTCGTCCGATCCGCGCCGGTACACACCGCGAACGCCGCGCGTCAGCTTTAGCGCCTCGATGTGTACCGTAAGCGAATCAGTCATTAACACTAGAGGAGCGCCTCCGTGTCAATTTGTCCGTCTGTGGTGATAATCGGAACGCCGAACGACTCTTGTGGGAACGGTGCGGGTGCGCCCGTGGTAGATGTCGCGGTTCGGCTTTGCTGCAATTGTGCAAGCGAACGCCGGGACATTACCAAATGTGTCGGGCCAGCGCCGGCGGGGAATTTGGAAATCAAATCGCTAATGTTTTGATCGTCCAATTTTGCCCCGGCGTCCGCGGTGACACTTGCGATACGGCCGACCGAACGGGCGCCGCCAATCTGAACACCCAACCACAAACAGGCCGGCGTGTAATAGACGGGAAGGTTTTTCGACGAACCATCGACAAAATTAGTAACGATAGTTTCCCCAAGGTCCAAGCTAGGCCCGTCCCCCTTGTAAACACCCGTGACATCATTGGCACCAAGTCGAATTCCCCACACGGAACTTCCCGTGTCGGCGGTGGTGCCGCCAGCGTCCACCACCATATCGTCGGCGGCCGCATCAAGTCCGGTTGAATCGGCAAGGCCCGCAAACCCGGACGCGTCGCCGTTTACCGTGCCGCCGATAAGTTGCTTTTCATAAGAAAACAACGCGGCTTTTAAATGACGCAACCCTTCGCGGGCCACGAAGTTTTCGCGGCCTTTTCGCCAAGCGTCGGCCACGGCTTTGTCGACCTGCCAAGAGAAGTCCAAAATCTTTAGCGTCGCAGTTACAATCGTATCGGCGGAGCTATCGAAGTCCCGGCCGGCATTTTCCGCACGCCAACCGACAACCGGGGCGCCTGTTTCTTTCGAAAATTTGTGGGTGGAACCGTTGGAACTTTCTTCCATGGGAAGGGCGGCCACCAGCGGCGCGCTATCCAAAAGGTCCGAAATTTCGGCGTCCGAAACGTCCAGCGCGTCGGCCACCATGTCTGAGATTTGCATAAAATCGTTTGCCATTGCTTATGTTCCTTCTGTTGGGTGTTGTGGGTGTTAATTAACCAGCAATCCGAATTCGGCCCGCGAATCCGCGCCGCTTGGGTTGTTCGGCTTCGTCTGCTTCAAACTCTACGGGCGACGCTTCACCGGATGAAACCACCGCGGAGAGTTGCCGTTTCAAATTGTCGTTTTCGGTTTTTAGGTTTTTGACCTGAAGGGCCGAACATTCGTCAAACGTTTTTCCCTCCGCAAACCACACCGCGCCGTCGGTTCCGAATGCGTCAAAAAACTTTGCCGCTTCGCTTCGGTCGGATGCTGCGACCGGTTCGGGGGTTGCAGGCGTGGTATCTTCGGCCGCGTCCGCTTCGGTCGCTTCCACTTCCAATTCTCCGCCTACAACGGTCAAAACTTCGGTGTCCTTTTCGTCTTCGTCGGGGGTGGTTGTTTCATTTTCTGCCATTTCGACTAGCTCCAAATTGTTGGTTTTTAAAAATCGGGTTACAAATCCCCGCACGCGTTCCGCATCGAGGCCCAACCGGACCACGTCGGGGCGCGTTTCCGAAAGTCCAAGGGCAAAGCGTGCCACTTGTTCCGCTTCGCTTACCAATTCGTTTTCCCGGTGGAATAGTCCGCCCGGGTTGGCCGCCGGTTCGTCGACCGCATCCACGGCCCGCAAACTTCCAAGGCGGGCATGGGGAAGGTTTTTGGTGTTCTCCGGGTCGGGGCTAACAAACTCCCCGCCTTCGGTGTGTTCGTCTTGAAATTCGGCCGTCCGGGTGGCGTCCAAATCAAACACAATCGAAAGCCCGAACGCGTCGGCATCTTCGGCCAATGTCATTAGATAATCGGCCAAGTCGCCGTCGGGTGTCGTGTGGCCGGCGTCCGTAAAATGTTGGTCCGCTATCACTTGGTCCCCAACCACTTCGGCATCCATAACGCGGCCCGTGAATTTCCCAAGGCCGTCGCCCGATAGG